CTCAATGCCGGGCTGAAACATATCTTCAAAGTAGACAACATCTTCACCTGTAACTTCTCCCTTACGCATCATTTGCACCAGATTCATCAGTTGGCTCATACCAAAGTAACTGCGACCGTGTGCATCTAACACTTGGCCCACCGAAATTGACTGCGAGTTGTCAATCACTGTACCAGGAACATAAACTACATCAAGACCACGGCGATCAAACACCCGCCGGTTCCATTCAGTTAGTTGAAGAGTGTAGCGAGCCTCGTATGATTCAAGACCCATGTAGTAGAGTTTTCTCATGGACCCACATTCCGATTCAAACGACGAGCATCTTCCAGCCACATGTCGCGAGCATTTTTGCCCTGAACAAATTTAGTATACTGCTGCCATGCATAACTTTTAAAGTTATACAAGTCGGCTTCGTTGTAGCGATAGCCATAGTCCCGACAAAAGTTCAACAATCGTTCCAGATCCTCTTGGACTGCATAAACTTTGTTGTTAACTTCGAAATTGGGTTTACCCATGATATTTTCCTTTAGATTTTTACATTAAGGTTAGGACGAGAAATTTCATATTTGATCAAGCAGCCATTCTCGCCATCTTCTGCCACTTCGATCCATACAGCCCTTTCGGGGTATCGGTTTGCAATTTGCAGATACAAATCATCTGCAATCATTTCACAACTTTTATAGTTCAGTTCTAGCGTTCCACCAGCATAAAGATTCTCTAGCCAGCGTTTAAACTGAATAAACTCAATGTCGCGATCATTATGGAACACATCAATCCATACGCGAAAGTGAAAGATATGCCTGTGGGGCACACCTAGAAAGGATACATCATACTCGTCGCCTGTAGCCAGTGCGGGATCGCTTGCAGCCGCGGGATATTTGTGTACCCCTTCTTTTCTAAACGTGACCCAAATCTTGCGTTCAGCTTGACTCATTATTCTTGCTGCTGTTTCAGCCAGTGCTTGTTCTCTTGGATTCATAATACTTCATCCTTGGTATATTTAGACCAGTCCGTAAATGCCTTCCGATCCATTAGATCGTGCAAACTATGACACCATACTCCGGGGTTGGTGGCTCGGAAATCTTTGTCGTCAATTTTAATTGTGGCATTATAACCCAACTGCTGTAGGTAAGGCAGTTTAACTGAAATCATAGGAATAAAGTTGGGGTATTCAGCTAATCCGCCTTCGATTAGGCCTTCTACACAACTTGCATCAACATCGAGTGTACACCAATAGCCTTTTTGTAGAAATGGTGTAATCATCTGTTCCCAATGCTGCCAATCAGGCGAGTTAGTTGACAACCTAGGAAAGCTCATATTGGCACCAAAATAAACATGCTCGCGGCCTTGTAGGTGAGCAGCAACGTCATCAACTGGTTGTACGCCAATAACAAATAGAGTTTTTAATCCGTGTGCGGGCGTGTGTTCTACTTCGACGCCGGTAAAGAAGTTTACCGATTCGTCATATCCATCTCTTTTCATAGCATTAGATCGTGTTCGAGTTTATCTAGGTTTTTGCTGTCAAGTTCGTCGTTGTCAGATTGTACTACAGAGTCGGCTTCTTCGTCAACCACTTCAAACAAGTTATTAAACTGAGTTCGGGCATTTTTAGCCTTTTTACCCTTAAAACCTCTAGTGCCCACAATGTCCATCCAATAACGGTCATAACTTTCGATAATGGCTTCGGATTCAGCTCGATCAGGCGTGGCAAAAATGGCTTCTACAATGTCTTCAAAACGAGTGTGATCACCGTTTGCATCCCACATCATTCGCGGCCGGGAGCCGTTATCAAAATCACGATTGGCACGTTGTACCGACTCAATGTGTATCCAAACATTGTGTGCCATTAGTAAAGCATACGAAAAACTATCCCACGATGTTTTGCCTTCTTTACCAATCTTATTAAGATCGCCGGGCTTGTAGTAGCAGATGTCCTTCATTTGCAGTTGGCGGCTTATGGGACTTTCGTCAAAACAATCAACCAAACCATCGGCTACCACTGCGGGCCCAAACGGGCGAGTATCGGTGGCATACTTTTTATCATCCACAATGGGGTTCATACGATAACTCCACTTGCCATCATACGGCAGTACAATTTCGTGATAAACTTGTCCATTGGCTGTGGCTAGGAATGGACTTGCACAATCAAAGGAAATGGTAAAGTTAGGATTAACATACTTTCTAACCGCCCTTTGAATCACAGTGAGTAGCACAGCCCATTCCAACTTAGAGGTGCCTAGGAAGTGCATCCAATCGTGTACGCCGGCTTGTAGTAGATTATCATGGCGTAGTGCTACCAAACGCTTGAGCACTAGATGTACATCGCACATGTTTTGTCCACCCATGGACCAACCATTAAAGTGTGTGTCGGGATACTTGACAGGATCGCAGTACTCTTTCATGATGTCATACCAGCGATCAGCGTCAGCGTGATTGGCACCTTGCAGCACGTTTAGTATTTTCATACCACCATTTTTGACGCCACGGCGGTGTTTCATAAAGTATTCGTTGTTATACTTTGTTGCGTCAACTGCTTCTTGTAGTGTGCTAATACCGCAAGCAGAGCTGGCTTTCTTATCGTGTATAACCCATGTGGGAATATCCAGTGTCATACCATAGTCGGCAACACCGTCCAACCACTTGAGTACAGCTTCACGACGTTTTTGTGCCTTAGGGCAACCGGAGTTGGCTTTCCAGTCGCCTTCCCAAAGTCCCTTGGCAATTTGGAATCCGCCCGAGTCGCCTAGCATTAGTGTGCCGGGCTCACGATTCCGAACCATGTCCTCAGACCAGTCTTGCTTGTTAAGATCAAGATTGGCATGACCACCTGAGTACAAACTCCATTTATATGGGAACAATGCCTGCTGACTGTTAAGCCAGTTTAACCCCTCCATGTCTTGTATACCCGCGGGCATACGAGATGGTTCCACATAAGGACCCCCTACTGGATCACGCTGTTTGCCTATAAAGGTAGCGTAAAATCCACTGATGGCCGGCAAAAAGATGGCGTAATCGTTTTGCTTGGCCGTTAAGTTGTCTTGTGTCACTTGCTTTGTGCGGGGAGGATATAGTTATAAACAGCCAGACCAGAATCAACAGTGATCATTGCGGCGCCGTCGTCGCTGATCTTAACCACTTTGTCGCCAGTAAGGTCCATAATGCCAATAAAAGTTTTAATGGGCCAAGACCAAGCACGTTTAAGTTGGCCTTTAACACCAGGTTGGAATACAAAATTACCAGCGTGTGTGCTGTGATCGCCAAAGAAAAACATTAAATTACCACCGTCAGTTTTGGCTTGGAAGTTTACTTCTTCGGCATTAGCCTGTGCTTGCATTTTTAATCGCATGATGCTGGCTACTGTGGGTTCAAATTCAATGTGCCAGTTAGCACCTTTAAACTTGATTGTTTTTAGTTTTTCATTGACAATTTCACTGGCCATAAAGCGATAGCTGTTTTTAAAATCGCCTGTGGCATTTTCAAAGTTAATACCATCGGGCTCACCAGTGGCGCGCCGTGTGATACTGAGCTTGGCATTTTCGCGATACTCTTGAAGGTTAAGCAAAATTTTCAGTTTGCTTAAATTTGGCATACCAAAGTTGCCAATAAAGTCCGCAATGGGGTTGGCAAATTTGCCCTCTACTACTACAGAACGGTCTTCGGCTAGTCCCGAAATAACTGTTTCTTTATCGTCGCCAGTAATTTTGACCAAATCAATTACACCCAAATCAAGTGTGTGTTCAACCAAGTCCAGTAAATGATCTCTCATGTGTTAATTCTCCTATTGTGTATTGTAAGTGATTTATTTAGATTTAGCAAGTGTTTTAGGAATTATTTTTGCCAATGCTTGCCCGCCTTTTAAGCTGCCAATTGTTCCGGGTTTGACCAATTCCAACCAAGTGACGTTTTGTGTATTGTTCCAAGAAAATTGTGTGCGATAGCCAATTTTTCGAGCTGCTGCCCTAACACGCTTACCGGGTGTGTAAAAGCAGTAGTGCCTCTCAACTAATTCTACAGCATGATAGCGATCGCAATCGTTAAAAGTCATTGCCAGTGTGCCTCCAGGTCTTAATTTTTTATAAATGTTTTCAAGATAGCTTTCCAATACTTCCATAGACACAAATTCAAAAAAGTTAAATGCAAGACACAAGCCCATTTGGTTGTTGGGCAACTCCGATAATAAATCAGTGTCTGTTGGTAATTGGGGATAGATGCGTAATCGATTTTTGTAATCGTCGTTAAATTTAGACAGAGCCGGCTCTAATAGTTCATTACTATAATCAACCAAATAAAGAGGATCAAGTGCTACTAGGTCATCTATAAAAGATTCTGTTGCTGGCCTAATAATCAAGCCAGCACACTTCCAGTCAGCTAGCGATTTTAAGCGATTTTGCAACATTGTCTTGGCTTCGTCGGAAATTGTTAAGCGTCGATCTAGAATCTGCTGATCAACTTTTTTATCTGTTTCTTCACCAAGAGTCTTATAATTGTTTGCAATTACAGCATACCGTGCTGAACTGCTTTCATAGTAGTCTTTTTCCGCAAACTCAATCATAAGATCAAGCTCGCGTATTAGCTCATTTAGTGTAGATCCAAACTGATTAAATGTATCAATAAGATTGTATAAATCTTCTTCAATAGTTTCAGTAAATGTGCGCGGCTGTATGACACTGGTTTTAACGGTATGAACAACATCTGACAATTTGTGCCGTGCCTGATACTGTATGTCCTCAATGTCATACTTTTGTAGTTGATTGCGATATGCAATAAGTTCACTTAATTTCATACATTACCATTCAAATAAAGTTTGGAATGTGTTTTCAGTGTTAGTGGCACTGGTCAAATCCCACTCAAGCACACCTAGCAAATTGTCGATCTTTTGATCAACCACAGTGGCTTCCATAGCACCGTCATCAAATGGCAGTTCCTTAAACCACTCGGGCAGTCGCTGTTCATCTGTGGGATAACCAATACTGGTCCAGCCCAGTGGATTAGCTTTTAGCTTGCACACAATAGTTTTCATACCATCAACAATTTGCATTGAGTAGTTATCGCCATTCATACGCCGTAAATTATTCCAGTTAAGTGCTGCTCTAACGTGCCCGGGCATGTTGGCTTTGCCTAACCGTTCTTCCTCAGCGGCATACTTGGTTAAGTTATTAACACGTTTGGGACTGCCCTTTTCCCAACCTGGGCGATCCATGAACGTATACTTAAATTCGCGTATGCGTTCAACAATCTTGTCCCGCGGATGACCACTCAGAGCCATGTTCAATATTTCTAACAAAAAATCTTGAATCACACGCGGAGTATCACTGCGTTTTAGATCCAAGCCCATGACCTTGGTCTTGCCAATAGCACCGTTAATGTCTAGGCGTTTGCCTTCAAGATCAACAATGTTTACAGCATAACGCTTTTTAGTAATAAACAAGCCACGATCGGCTACCAGTTCGCGACCAGCCCGGATCAACGCCCCCATTTCTCGCGGGCAGTGAAATGCTTGTTCCATAAATCCCGGGAAAGAGCCATTCACTTGTTCAGCAATAGAATCATACAGCGCAATACAAGTTTCTTTGTTCCATTCCATGTTTCCTGCTTCAACTTCTTTTTTCACTGCGTGCCAAGCAGTAAAGTAACAACTGTCAGTGTCGCCATAAATGATAGCGTCGCCCACATGGTCATATACACCAGTGATACACTCATTGATATATGCATCCATGTGCTTGGCAATTGAACGACCTGTTAGCGTAGTTGATTGTCCAATCCGATGATCAAAGAAACGGCATCCAGGATTTAAAATAGCGCCATACAAACTGTTTAGATTAATTTTCTTAACCAATTGACGCTTGTCCCAAAACGCTTCTTCTTTTTTATCCTTTGCATCGCGTTTCTTGGCTTGCATTTCCTTACGCTCCGCATACCAACGCTCCAACAATCCGGGAATGATACCTTTCTTTTCATATGTAAGAATAGTGCCATTGGCCGACAATATCCATGGACGATTCGAATCAAATATAATGGACCAAATTTCCGCAGCCGAGTACACATCCGACTCGCCAGACTGCCAGTCAACGGTGATTTCAGTGCCGCGTTGTTGTTCCATAACAGCAGTATACTCTAAACTGCCAAACAATCCCTCCCACGCCGCTGCAAAACTTTGTCCACTGTTGATTTTATCTTTGATGTATCTATCAGTCATGATAGGACGCAGTTGCCCCACAACTGTTTCGGGTCCCATGTTCATAGCACGAATCGCTGACGGATATAGACTGTTAATGTCCACTGATCCAATCCACTCGCTCATGCCCTTCTTGGGATAAGCCACATATGCACCGGCCGCTTGTGTGTTGTCATCAGTTAGGCGCTGCTGCCGATTGGGCACAACCATGCCCCGCTCGTGTGCTTCGTTAATAATAGCCTGCTCAGTCACAGCCACAGCACCCATGGTGGTCTGTAGCAACACAGTATTAGCATGTGCCAGCGTGTTGGCTAGATCTAGAAACTGTAGTTTTTTGTCTAACTTGTTTAGTAGTGCTGTGTCTTGGCGGTTGTATGCAATAAACGTTTTGAAGTGCTGGTTATACAGTTGATCCAGCGTACCTTCAAACTGTGTCTTACGCTCGCCCAACTCGTATTCAGCAATAGCATCTAGACTATAACTGTGCCGTTCTTCATAAGTGTATTTCCGATACAACTGCATATAGTCCATATGCACACGACCAATCAAGTCATAAGTTTCTTGCTCGGCACCAAAGCGTTCAAACTTCCGTGGCTTGGGAAACTGCCCCCAAAGGCAAAACTTTCGTGTATCGTCCTTGCTGAGTATGCGTGTGATGCGATTGATAGTGTAAGGAATATCATAGCCTTCGGAGTTCCACCCACTAAGCACATCTGCATCGTCGATCAGGTCCAGGAACATTTTGAGCATGTCCGCTTCGTTGTCAAACAAAAATGTGTTATCAAACTCGGCAACCAACTCTTGTGCTGTTTCCATGCTAATGGAACGCGGAGGCACAGCCAGCGTTACCAACTGATCCAGCCAATCCAGGTATACCGAAATCGCTGTTATGGCGTTGAATGGATCTTCGGTGGGCGAAAAGCCGCGAACCTTGTCAAAGTCTACTTCAATGTCGAAAAATGCTGTTTGTAGTACAGGGGAGTCGGCATCTTTATAGTTTTCTTCAAAGCAGCGAAAGATAGGATTGATATCGCTTTCATACAACTGCTTGCTGCTGTGCATTCGAATTTCTTTGCGAAATTCTTTGTTGTTCCGAGTGGAGAATCTGCTGACTGGTGTGCCGTAGATGCTTTGAAACTTACCCCGCGGGTCATCGTAATAAAAAACAAAACTAGCAGGATATTCTTTATAGACACGATGACCATTTACACGCTCTACAACGTGAATGCGATCAGAATCTCTATCAAATAGTGCATCTACATATGACATAACAAAATCCGTTTATGGCCGGCAGCCGTGATACATGCTCGTAGCGTGAGCGACTCGTTGTGAATGCTACTACTTATAGCGTTTTGCCTACAGTGGTCAAAATAGTTTCTAGTAGCTCGTGATCCTGCTGCTCTTTACCAAATTCAGCTTTGTGTGCCAGTTTGATGGCTTTTTTCAGAATAGCTGGTTTGATTTCCAGTTCTTCTGCCACTGCTTTAATAGTATCGCTTAGGCCACCTTGTAATGATTCAATTTCATGCATCACAGTCATGCCTTCGTTAATGATCTGTGTAAGTTTGATTTTTTGGTCGCCGTTGAATGTTTTGGTCATAAAATACTCCAATTAAAAATGTAGTATACACAATAAGACAAGCAAAGTCAACAGTTTTGGTGCAGTATTATCTGAATTTGTTTAATATTTTGTTAGCGGTTTGTTCATTATTGTCCTGGCATTTTTTTCTGAAATCTCCCGACCAGACATAATCGTTGTTGTGTTCAGTACTGTTCCGGGTCATTAACTCAATGTCGTTAGTAGTGTAATTAGCAAGACTTTTTATCAAATTAACTATTCCCTGCATTCGAGTAATATTTCCCGGATCGTTGTCCCAACTTAAATCTAGTTCACCATAATCAAATTCAAATCCCAAATCACGCAGATGTTTATATGATTCAAATTGTCCAACAGGTACAAAAGGAGTTCCAGCAATTAAACATTTATATAACTTTTCTGAAAATGATGGCCCTGGTATAATAACATCACCAAATTCATTAATCATGCGACTGTAATGAAAACTCTCGCCCACAAAGTGCAATGCTGACTCTAAATATGTTGATTGCCAGGGGTTTGAATTTACGTGCTGATTATTATCAATCGCGTTGTTAAACTCATCAATGGCAATTGTTTTTCCCAGCCATTTGGATTGAAATGTACTCATTAATCCGTCGAGTTCGCTGTTGCCGGTTGGCACCCAATGGTGTACATTTTTAAGCTCGACCCAGTCGCTGAGTTTAACCAGCAATTCTTCTCGTTTGATATACTCCATTAACGCAGTAAACACTATTGCTTTAGATTGTGTTATTCGATTGCAGATATTACTGATTTTGTATTTGATTGTGCGTGTCTGTTGATTGGGAAATCTTTGAATAATTCTGTGTATGTGTTCGTGCCAACTATGATATTGATAAAAATAAACATTATCAAGAAATGGAAAATCATAGTCAGATCCATCACACAATACAATAATCGGCTCTGATATTCTAGCTGCCTGACTCATAACCCATTCAGTGTCGAATCTTTCTTGATGAAATAGTAGGACATAGGTTGAATGACCTAAGGGTAGATTAATGGGGTTGTTCGATGAACTAGGTATACACGGCCAAAGTGCAAAGTATGTGTCTTTGGGTAAGTCTTCTAACCAATTTAGTTCGTCGATTTCCAGTGGGAATGTTGGACGACCAAAAAATTGATCAGGCATAATGTATTTCATGCCATTATATAGCTCACTTTGTAGGTCACGGTAGCGATTCGCTTCCTACGCCCAGCAGCCGGGCAACACCACGGTAACTAGTACCGGTCCTAAGGTGTGTTCTTTTACTTGCCGGCTACAGCCAGCGCAGCACCTTTGTTAAAACTGGGACTCCAGGGACTATTAGCCTGCTGTAATCCCTTACTCTTGCTCCATTCATAGCCAGCACGATGTCCCGAACAGTCTTTAGTGCACTCACTGCCCAAAAACTTTAGTTCATTCAGTTCATCTTTAAATCCGCTCAAGTTGCGCTCAACCTGACTGACCCAAGCACTAACATCACTGGAACCAATTTCTTCCACATCGCCTACAAATTCAGCAACACTATCAATGGCGTCACCTACAGCAAAAGGTCCATATTTTTGTAATAAGTCTGCTCGCTGCCTTAAGATGCGGTTTGTAATAGCATTGGCCACAGGATTGTCTTCTTGGCCTTCGTCCACACCTTGCTGTTCATGCATATCGCGAAGCTCTTTATACTTGTCTAGTAAGTCTTTGTGTTTGCCAATCTCAGTTGATTTCAATCCATAGCGAGCAGTTTTAGCGTTGTCTAAATGATATTTGGCTCTCTTATGATCACCACGTTCATGGGCATCGATAGCCTTCTTCATAGTTGTGGCAAACGACGATTCCGCTACACCTTGTAGTTCTTTTTGTGTGGCGCCTGCTTTACGAGCAGCTTCAGCATCTTTAGAATCTTTTGTCTTGCGATATTTTGCTAATAATTCTTTGCGGGTGCCACCTTGACTTGGGGGATTGTAATCTGTGGCACTTGCGGTTTCATCCACACCGTGTTCAGGCTTAACATCCACAACCTTAGCCATACTATGATGCTTTAGGAAACGCTCACGAGCAGAACGAGGACCAGTCATACCCCGAACACGGAACTTTTTAACCTTACCGTCTACTTCAGCAGTGACAATGTAATCGCGAACCATTTGAGCAGCGGCTTGTAGACCACTTGGATCTAATGCTGCTTCATCCATATCGTCACGGAACTCACCGCTGTCGTGCATACGTGCTTCTTCTTCGTCACTATCAGCATAGTCGTTAAAACTTACATCGCTAGAGTGAAAACTATGCTTACCGTGATTGTATAAGTTTACAATAACAAAACGCTTGTCTTGACCAAAATCATCAATAACGCCAGTTGCACCATTGAACTCAACGTTGCCAGTGATAACAACATCATCACCAATGTTTAAGCCTTCTGCGGATTCCGCCACACCTTCTTTTACGCTGTCAATGATTGCTTTAATTTGCTTCAAGTGATTTAATTTACTTGCTAATTGTTTAGCATTAGCATATTGGCTGCCAGATGTTGTGCGCTCATAGTCGCCATATCTTTTTAATTCATTTGCAACTTGTGTAATTTCAGCATCAATGTTAGGATGCTTTGCTGCCCAACCTTGTGCAATGCGCTGGTCTCTTTCGCTACTTTGCGCATCACCTTCACTCATACCCGAGCGTAGTTTCTTGCTAAACTCCTGAGCGCTTTTCTTTTCAGCTTTTTGGAAACGGCGTTCAATGTCTTTTAACCCGCGTCTGTGTTCGCGATCAATTTTCTTATCTTGTGCCGCAAGTTTATCTATAACATCCTGAAAAGGATTGGCATTTTCATTGAAAAGGTCGTTTAAGTTCATTATGCTTCCTCTATGTAGTCAGCACTTTCGTCTTGTTTTTTGCTTCGTGCAAGATACATTTCCAATGCCATTTGTGCTTGGTCTAAATTTTTAAAGCGTGACTTTGTTGCACGACCATTGTGGCGCACTTCAAAGCCACATAGTTCATCGCCGTGTATTTCACAGATACGACCATCTTCTAGCGTGATTGTTTTAACGGGCGACGACTCAGTGTATATAGGCTCTTCTACTGGAGCAGTAGGCATTTGGATCACTGGCTCCTCGTCAGTGGGATTTTCAGCCACAGCAGTAATTTGTTTGGCAATAATGCTACGGTCTTTATTATTTTTTTCTTTGATGTCGCTGTCGCTTTTAGTTTTTTCTTTTAAGTCTGTATCTTTCTTTTCAGTAGCAATACTGTCAAGATATTCAGCAAAAGATTTTTTAACTTTTTCTAGTTTGTCTTCACTGGTGACTGCTTCTTCGATTTTTTCTTCGTCTTCTTCCTCAACGCTTTCATTGGCGCCAACCATGTAGCCTGCGCTGGGTGCTTTTTTATTTGGATCGCCGCCTAGCACTGGACCTTGCTTGGGCATGCTAAACAATGCTGGCATCTGTGGCACAGACTTTTGTTGACTGTTTAGGCCAGACTTAACAGAAGCAGGTGTAATGCTGCCTTCAATTACAGCCAGGCGTTGCATTATAGTGTAAATTTCATCCATGATTATTCCCTAACGTCCTTTAGAAAGCTACGCAATTGCCAAGCATACTTGTTTTGCTGACTCAGTCGTTCAGCAATAAAGTTGGCAATGTCTTGTTTGTTTTCAGCTTCAGCATCAGCAAAACAACTGTTCAATAGGTCTACCATTGTTTGGCTGTCTGCCAGTAGTTCTTGGATCATTAGTTTGGCCCGGGGTATTTTTGTTTGGCCGGGTATTTGTGTCAATTCCTGAAAGCGTTCTAAGCTGCCAGGAGCGTATTCGTCTAAACTTCGTATATACTCAGCCAGTGGATCAATGGCTTCGTACGCATCTTGGTATATCTCTCCAAAAAAATTGTGTAACTGTGCAAAGTCGCTGCCTTCAACGTTCCAGTGAAAGTAGTGAACTTTTAGATAGTAGGAAAACTGGCTGGCCAGTAGTGTTTTTAGTTGATCAGTTAGCACGACGTTTCTTTCCTTTTTTCATATAACTTGGAGTATTTGGAGTTGCATCCGTAGTGTATTTACCAGAAAAGAAGCTGCCGCCGTTTCTACTAACCATGCCCAGCGGAGCAGCTACTGGTGCTATACCACCTGCGCTAGTGGCGCCAGCTGACGCATTTTCGCGAATAAATTCGTGTGCTTTCATTGTGTAATTTTTAAAATATTGTTGGTAATGCGTCCGGGACCGTGGTCAACACGGAGGTTGTTTATGTGCAATGTTGCTACAGTGGGATCAAGCAATTGATAACTGATAACGTATTCCCCAGGTTCTGCTTCAATTTGGAGCATTTCTTCAAGATACTCGTTGGTCCACTTCCATGTGCGTTCAGCAAACAGTTCGTCATCAACATACACACGGTATACAGGCGGTGTGCCCGACCAAGTGCAATCAAGATCACACAGTACACGAACAAATTGTCTCATCCTGTATTTAGCTACAGTTTATTGAACTTGTTTGATAGAACCTATGTGCCAGTCTTGTATATTATATTGGGTTTTTAAGATGTTCCGGGCTACAGTAATGTTTGGAGCCCAAGTTGTTACGTTAACCAAAGAAACATATCGTGGGTTTTCAATACGGATTTTAGCAATCCATTGCTTGGCTGACCCGACAATTTCTTTGGCTTTCATTGTGTATTATTTACCAGATAAATGGTCATAATTCTATGCATTGTGCCCATATACTTGATAGTATCTTAGAATCATTGAATCTGCAAAAAATTTGTGTGATAGTAGTCCGGGATGGCTGCCGTCAGAACCCAGGTCAATATAATGATCATCGTGGTTCTGCCCAAAAATTCCATGTAATGGAATAAAATTCGGCATTCTTTCCATGTCTGACTCAATGCCTTTGATTAGTGTTGCTAAAATAAATTTAACTCCGATTTTATTACAAAAATTTATAACTTGGTAAATCGACGTTATAGATTTGTACTGTGTATGGTCAGACAAAAAGTATTCTTTAGTTATTAACTTTGCAGCCAGACTGCTTGCGTGACTTTTGTTTATATTTGTAAATTTCACCGACATCGACATATCGTCCCAAAATGAAAATCTTTTTGGATTTGTAATCCCCCAAAATAAAATATCATTTTTTTCTAAGTCGGACCGCAAGATCTGATCGGCTGCCCACTCAATTGAACTCCCTGAGCGTGTCAGGAAAGAAACTGGAAGATTTAATTTTTCAGAAATTATATTTCCATAACGTTCGTGTTGTTGAACACCCATTCCGTCACTTATACTACATCCAGCAATCCAAATTTGCGGTTTTTCTGATCTTTTTGTGTCAGCAAGTTCCAGTGAATTCTTGGCTATCCCCTTTGCTTCATATCCATGAACAATTTTTGTTGGGTCCTTTGAGAATACTGTTAGATACGATTCGATCCATTCTTTTTGCTTGCTAGATTGAAAGAGAGATTGATCAGACCATTTTTCAGGAGGAGCATATATTATTCTGTTTGCCTGTCTTAAAACAGATGCAAATTGTACCAAATTGTCAAGGTCGCCAATACTGATATAGTAAGTGCCCGGTGATAGTTCTTTGTAATTTTTGTTGGTAATTAATACTGCATCAAGATCATGTTTTTGTGCTGTTTCTGCCAAATACGGAGTTATATCGCCAACAAAAATTGTAATTTCTTCGGTGGCCATTGAATACTACTTTGTAGATTTAGCGGCGTTCTTTTCCTTTACAGCACCCTCGGGCATGTAGGGAAAACTTACAGGATGTCGAAAACATGCTTTAGGATCGCCTTGCCCCGCTTCGATTAAAAATGCTGTTTCGGCGGGCACTTGTCCCATAGGGCAATAGCATGTGGCAATGCCATTTGGTCCCTTTTCGCAATTCCAGCTAAAACAGTTGCTGGCATTGTAGCCTTGCTTTAGATCGGCGCTGCATTTTTGAACCACAACTTTCATGTCTTTGGGCTTGTGGCTGAAGTTATTGGCTTCTTGTGGATACTCTAGCCGCGGCCAAAATGTGCTCCATACATGTTTGCTGTCAGTGGGCTCGCAACTGCCCTTCATGTTGCCCATGCTGGTGTCAGCAATATTGGGACCGTTTAATATGGGGCAACGGCACACCACTTCAGGATATGAATTGCCAGCTGAGTTAGTAATCATTCGCTGCGTACCATCGGCATTCATTACAGGCTTACAAGTACTGGCTGCACAAAGCGCAAATTCGCCTTGGCAAATGGTCAATCCCGGAGGTGCTTTGGGTTTTGATTGTGCAAATGCTGCACTAGCCAGTACTAAACTGGTTAAAAATATTACTAGTTGTTTCATGTTAATCCGCCTTAATTTGTACGTTACTTATACTCATTGATGTGGTGCTACCACACATTGCACCCCATGAGCATGAACCATTCCACCAGCCCTGGGGTTGCCCGGGACTCCAACCGCCCTGCCAAATACTAGCATGAATCCAATAACCATTGTTCATGCTGGTTTTAAGATCGTTCATGTTAATAGAACCGCTGCCACTATATCCAGACCCAACAGTTGAATCATACACTACCACGCTGTTGCTCCCTTGAGTGTATGTGACTTTATATGTGGGAGTGTCACCATAGGTAAAGTCAGCAGTCATTTGTACTGGTTTGGTAATGTCAATAATGCCGGCTAACTTGTGCGATCCCCCTGATGGATTGTCGCTCATTTTACTAGAATCATAGCAGCTGGTGTTCAATGCTTTGTCAGTATAGCTAAGTTCAAATCGTTGTGGTGCATTTATGCCACCGTTGCCTGTGTGAATTGTAGTTTGAATTACTGCGTTGGCGTTGGATTCAAGCATGTCAATTTCACGGCAATTTTGATCAGTCAAGTTGCCCCCAGCATCACAATAGTCTTTGCCCGAGTTTGAACGGGTGGGATTGGTTGGATTGCTTACCATATAAAAAGTATGATTTACAAAATTACTAGTGGCTCGGCTGAGATCAACAGTGGCTGTAATTTGTGTGATGTTTTTGTATGATTGCTTGCTTACCACTCGTCCCGCGGCACACGAAGACGTGCCAAAAGACACAGCGCCCGGTGTATTCACATCAGGATTGGTGTCGCAACTTTTATAGTCTACTACAAATGTTGGTGTGTATGTGGTTTGTGCTGTGCTTGTTACTGTTGGTTTACATCCGACTAATAATGATAAAAATACCAGTGTTACTAATTGTTTCATGTTACTTCCTTCAATTTTATTTAACAATATAGACGGTCCTTACCACCATTTCATTGCCACACCAAATCCAAATACATTTACACAAGCAAAGTATGCTGTCAGGAGCATGGGCCACGGAATGCCCCGGCGGTAATACGCATACACTCCGGCGATAGAACCAATGAAAAATCCGGGATACACAATACGCATGTCAGGATTGTCAGCAGTTAATGCCAGCGTTAAACTGGCTCCTACAGTTGTTATAAAACTAACCAGCTCGTAGTAAAAGGCAGTGCGATCGATTTTATAGCTTTGGATCCAAAAGGCTATTATTTTTTGTTTCATCGTTTGTTGCGTGTTTTGCCTATAAAATTCTGATCATTACCATTACTGTTATTACTGCCACTGCCGCTATTAGTATTAGATCCGACACCGTTTCCTTGATCTTGTTCTTGTCCATCATCGCTTGCTGCGTGTTTCGCCCATGGACATTCCCCATGTGCCATCTTCATCTACGCCGCCTGCTCGTGCGTCCTGCTGCGACATTTTAGCTGTTTCTGCATTCCGTGCAGCGTCGGCAGCTTGTGATTGCCAGCTACTTTCATCATCAACGTTCCCAGTTTCTTCTTCCTCAATGGGCACACAGTTGTTGACTCGCACGCCACCTTTCATTTTGGTTTTGGGATTGCCAATCTTTTTACCTGACCAGCATTTGGGATCTAGCCGTGTTTTTTCTTCAATTATGATGTCTTGGATTTTCATATGTACCTTTGTTTATGTTCGGCTGGTATAGTCCTTGAAGTTTTCCGCACGATCTTGTAACCCCCGCATACCCGGATTGATCATTCGGGTTACTGCGGCTACGTCATTGTAGTTATCTACATTGGGCTGCACACGATGTTTCCAGTACCACACAGCCACTTGTGCTGCTACTGCTGGATCTTCAACTAATTCTGGTCGTTGTTCAAGTGGTAATCCCAGTGCTTGTCCAGCTACTTTGTAGTTGTGTCGCCCGGTCAATTGTATAAACCCACGACCTTTGTAGCGTTCACCATCACCAGCAAACTTATTGCCTAGTGCCCGTGCTTTCTTTGGTGCGTGTTTAGGATCGTATTTCCGAAAGTCTAACTTACCGCCAATTTCTTTTAGTCGTTTAAAGTCCAGTGTTTCGTGGGCGCATTGTGCCATAAACGCTGCTAGTTCAGTGCCGGCTAGACCAGCACGTTGAGCAACAGATTTTAACACATTTTCAAGTGGACTGTTTGTTATATTTTTTATTTGCGCCGGTGCTTTGGGTTGTGCCTGCTTGGCTGTTTGTGCTTTTTGCACGCCTTGGGCAATGGAACTTTTTGCAACTGGTGCTTGGATTTGTTTTGCTGGTTGCTGTGGTGCAGGAGCAGTTGCTACTGGAGCGGTGCTGCTTGAACTCCATTTATTAAACGCATCTTTTGCAGCCATACCACCAGCGCCACCTGCACCAATAGCGCCAGCAATAGCCAAGTTTCCTAGAGTGTCCTTCCAACCTTCTCCGAGTGGCAATGATTGTTTTAAGAACTGCTCACCTTCACTGGTAACATACCAATATCCGTCATCGTTGATAGCATAACCATTGCTATCTAAACTGTCTAACACGTTGTCATATTCTGCGGTGCGTGACTCATCTTCGATAAAATCCATACCTAATTTTGCTGCTGTATAGATAGCGTGTAATACTAATATCTTGCCGTAACCCTTACCTTTGTATTCGGGATTGACTTCAGCAATGCTGCGTCCACTGTTTGCGTCATATTGATAACCGCCTGCAGGTTTGCCGTTAACTGTCATTTCAGTAGCAAACTTATTACGACCTTTACGAACTGAAATAGCAACTTGCTCTACTGACTCCGCCACACCTTGCTTCTTTGCCCAGTCGTCTGGAGAAACTTTATTTTTTTCAATAAATCGATCGTGTAGTTTGCTCGGTGTTATTTTATGATTTTTGGCCACAGTTTGCATCATGTGATCTATGGCGTCATAACTGTGGGGATCTTTAAGATCTTTTTCTAAATCTTCAACGCTGTCTTCGTTGGCTTTCTTTTTCCCACCTTTCATATTGGCGCACCAGTGATACATTTTGCCTTTTTCGCCTGAGTACTTTTTGGCCTTAGCCCGCAAGTCAGTTACTGAACCAGCGCAACTTGCGCCCGCTGCTTTTACACGACCTGGGCGACTTTTACCTTTTACTTTACCGTCAGCAAAGTTTTCCGCCACACCTTGTTCCCAGATATTTTTACCCGGTTTGTGTTTGTCCCAGAATGCAGCACCGGCATCTGTTTGCTGTCCACTGCGGCGTATTCTATATCCCTTACTCTTAACATAATCATACATTGTGGCGGCAATGCCTTGACCACGGAAGCGTTCATCAACTTCTAAGTCTTGTGGATTGAGAACCATGCCTTGACTGTCATAATCTATTGTAAATAATACATGTCCTAATTCTCTACTACCTGCTGATGCCTTGACAAATACTTCTCCATCATCATCATCTTTTTGAAGTAAAATGTTTATACCGCCGTAGTTTTCTCTGTTCTCTGCCACACCAGCGGTGCTGCCCAGTCCTGGTAGTTTTACACCAATAACATCTTGCACCAAGTCCCAACCCTGTTTGTATTTTTTCGCAGCGATTAAACGTTTGAGTTCGGCTTTTTGCTCAGCCGTGGCCAATGTGAAAAACTTAAAAGTTTCCATTGCGCCTATGTTACGCTTGTAACTCAACTCATTTAATCGCATACGTGTTGCTTTTATTCGTCAATATAGTTTTTAACCAGCAAAACATCAAATCCGCCAGAAACACTGGCATTGGTGTTTAACACTGATAACACTCTCATTATCATGTCAGTTTTTTCCGGGAATCGAATGCCCCCATATATGACATTTTGGAGTCTAAACGTTGTGCCAATAGCCGTTTGATTTAAAATACGCTCTGCTTTCCCAAATTCACGAACCCACCCGGCAACGATAGCTTGATTTGTTTGTGCATCTAACAGCGAAGCACTAAACTCTTTAACATATGCAGTATAACCAGCGGGAACAGTATAAGCAGCAATAGCACTTTGTCCTGCAGCCGCGGGCAGGACCATGAATATATTGGCCGTTGTAGTAGTATGCTGTGCTGTTAAGGTGCCTACATTACTCACCTGACCTGCTGCGGGCGTTTGTACAATGCCTAAACTCATGCGCCAAAATGTCAAAGTAGTTACACCAACACCTGATCCATTCAAAGTTACAACTTCATCTATTGGATTGTAATTAAAATCCAAGCCGTATAATTTTACAGTCAAGCCAGCATCTGTCGCGCCGGCGCTGCTGGTCACAGTCAGCGTTTCGGCAGTGCCTGTTGTGGGGAATCCAGTATAAAAGCCGCCACCGTTCCACACATCTTCGGGACCATCAACGTCAGTGTTGAATCCAACTCGATTAACAATAGTACGGCCTTGATATTTGCCTTCGGCTACAAGATCAATTGCGTCCATGCTGCGCACCACAATAGAGTCAGCGTCAAATGACACCGTGTCATCAAGTCTTGTAGTGGGTATAGCAATTTTGGCACTGGTACTGAGCACGGTTACTACATCAGTAGTGCTGGTGCTCCCGCTGGCGTTTTCAATACGCAAGCGAAAGTATGGACTGATCGAAACAAAGTTGTGAATTTTGCCTGTCAACACTACATTTGAGTCGCTAATTTGTAAGATTCGTATGGGATTGGTTCCGTCAGTACTAAATTCAGCATATGCTGTTACTGCCTGGTTGGTGCTCATTGTCGTTGATATGCTGGCATATGGAACTACATAATCCCAGCCACCTGTCCATGATTGACCTGTTAGTATGTCAGCAGTGGTGCTGTTGTTTGTGCTTACAGTTCCTGTTTGAGTGTATAAAAAGCTCATTATATTATTCTCCATCCGTTATTGTATATCATAGCCAGTGCTCCATTGTTGACTGCCAGCGTTGCACCACCAGCATCGTTGTCTATGGTTCCCACTAGTACTATGTTGTTGACGTTGCAATTGCCGCTTTCGTCTTTAATTGTAATTTGTTTACCGGCCACTGCGCTGGTTGGTAGGGTAACAGTACAGACACCCGCATAGTTTATGCCAACATAGTAGTCATCAGTAGCCAGTGTATAAGAAGATGTAGTCACCGTGGTTGTATTATATACCGGCGCACCAGTGTTGTATATAAGCGTACCACCGGGTGTTACGCCGTCACCAATACGTAGCCGAGGGTCGGCTTCACTGTACCAAATTTTTCCTAAATCTCCTACATACGTGGCTGCATCACCTTTGGTTTTGAAGCTACTCCATATTTTGTAAAAGCTCATTTTAATGCCCTTTATTATCTCATCTCGGGTACTACTTCAATCTCGGCACTTTCTGGTGGAGGATTGTATCGTCCATTTCGAATGGCTGCCAACAACCATTCTTGGGCTTTGCGGTTAGCATCCCCTTGATTGTTGCCAATGCCACTGAGTCTGTGTATTTCTTGGCCGTTGACTTTAATTATCCATTGTCCAGTAAACTCACCGCCTGGTTGCTGTGTGCTTGCTGCGGGTTGTGGCTCTTGTTGCTGTGCTTGAGCAGCACGTTGGCGCTGTAGGTCTACAGTAGAACCAGGTAATGGACCACGGCGTAAACCAATTGAACCACGGGTCATGCCACTATCTCTAACCATTTCGTCTCTATACCTATTACCAATTTCTATAGCCATTTCGTCGTCGGCAGCATAGTATGTGCGATAAACTTGGCCAGTTTCGCGACTAAACATTTCATACTTTACGCTTTGATTAGAACCAGTGGGTGTTATTGACATTGGACGATCACGCCTAAATTCTGAATCGCTGCCACCGGCTGGTTGCCCCAATGTCTGATTATCATCACGTTGAGCTAACCAAACTTGATCTGGATGTTCTTGTCTCCATTGTCTTAACACAATATTGGCATCATCGATGTTAGCCGCCATGAATCGGTAATATACACTGGTTCTATCACTTTCAGGTGTAATAACATAGTTACCGTCAGGGTTACTTGGACGACCATTTACTGTTGGTCCCGACCGTTGCCCAACTGCTTGTGGTTCACCTACTGTTGCTCGAACTGGTTCTTTATTGTACGGTGCAACGGGTTTGGCTTCTAAGTTTGCAGCACTTGCCCAATCTGGATAATTCTCTGGTTGTGTTGCTATTCTAATCGCTTCTTCTTTGGATGACGCAACAACTTTAATGCTGGCCATATAACCTGGGCGGCTAACTTCCCACCAAAACTTTTCATCACCAGTATCGCCCTTTTTAACCTTACGCTCTAGTTGTGCTTGTTTGATAAAACTCTTTAAATCTTCTTTAGGCATTTCACCTGCTACATACTTGGCAAAGTATTCCAATGTGTCTTTGCCCGAGCCATTTGGTGACAGCACTTTGTATAACTTCTTCAAGTATTCTTGACGATACTTTTTAGGATCCATAGCAGCATCAGTAGCCACAACAAAGCGCAGTAGTGTATTTTCTAACTTGTCTACATTTGCCGCATACTCACCCAACCAATCGCCCCCGGGACTGCGGAATTCAATATAGTTGCCCTTTGTATTGATGCTTGTGTATTTCTGTGTTTCGCCAGAGTGAATGATTTTAGTTGCCATCGCTTCTAAATTATCTTTCATTTTCTTTAGCAAAGCAGCCGCATCTTCGGGACGCTGATTTATACGATCGCGCACAATCCTCATAGCACTTTTAGTATATGTATTGGCTGAACGACCAAATTGATCCAGTACATATTCATCGCCTAACAGCAATGCCAGTTTAACATAGTCAAGTTTATCAGTTGACAAGTCGGGTATGCTAACATTCATATGTAAGCCGGTGGAATCGTTTGTGTACGCACCAACTCTGCCTGCCCACTTTACAACTTTTTCCAAGTCATCGAGCATTTCATCTAGTGGTAGCGGAGGACTAATAAACTCAAGACCAGATTCGCCACTATTGTCGGGATCTAAACTGCTGTCAGGTTCAATAACATAGTCTGTGGCGTTCCGCTTGGCACCGTGATAACTTGATGAGTACTGAACTTTGCGACCAATAGCATCCTCAAAATCCGACGCAATCGATCCTATATCTGTTTCGGGTTCAGGGTTGTAATAATGTGGCCAAGCGATATCGTGGCTTCCGGAAATATCACTCATGTTGGGATAAACAGCGTCCAGGAATTCTCGCTCTTCAGTATTGTTAAACGCTTCTTCCCTGTAATCATCATATGCTTCTTGATGAAAACTGTTGGTATTTTCTATTGAATACTCAACAAAGTTCTTCCAGTCTTCTTTAGTCAGTTCATGATCTTCGGGTAATTCTAATACTTCTCTAACATCATCGTCGCTGGCATTTTCTTTAACCCAATCCCAGACACGTTCTTCCTCATCCTCTTCCCAGTTTTCATCTATACGCTCACCTAACCATTCAAAAAATTCATCTTGTAAATTTTCTATTAGGCGATCAACTTCACGGCGGGAGTTGTAGTCATTATCATGAAAGAATTCTCTAATGTCAGCCCAACTACGGCTGCGTTGATCTGAATCATAATCAGGTTCTATGTCGCCGTCACCGTAACTATCTGTATCAACACCCGGAACGATCATTTCAAATTCCATGCCAGCACGAGCGTCAATGTTTCGTGCTAAATCGCGCAAAGAACTAATGCTCATGTTGATTTCAAACAGTGCTTCTTCGGTTAATGATTCATTTACATTATAAGTAGGATCAGTTTTGACTTTCTTCATGCCCGCCGGTTGTGCAGGATCACGAGGATCAATGTCTGTTATATCCAGACCTGTAGCTTCTAAATCTTTAATAAACTTGTGTTCTGTATCTTCGTCGCCGAAACTGATGATAGAACTGGGAGGTCCCTTGCCAAAATCGTGTTTACCAAGGCCCTTTAAGTTGCTGATGTGTTGTCCCAATTTGTACCAGTCGTATACATCGCTTACATCTACACGCAAAGTACCCTTTGGCATAGTGGGTTTGGATTCTGGCCCAGGTGGATGATCAGGACTGTAATCTTCAGCAGTCCGGCCAGGTAGTCGCCCTGTTTCTTTAAACTCCCGCAAAGCATTGGCCAGCCCTTTCATCAACAGTTCAGGATGTCCTTGGCTGTCAGTGTTTAAATTTAATTTGTTGGCTTCTTTACCAGTGGCACCGGGTTTAACATCTTTGGTCAGGGCCATAGACCAGCGCGGATCACGGGCCTGCTTTTTTGTTGGAATGTACCCCGAGCTTTCGTTGGCGTTGGCAGCACGGCGCAGAATGTTTTTAACACCTTGGCGAGCTCCATATTTTAAATCGTCTTTAGAAATTCGACTGAGATGTACAGCAGATTTAACAGCTTCGGCACCTTTATTAAGTGGTTCAGTAGTGGCGCAACCCGGAGTGCCTGCTACGCAAGCAGCAGCAAGAGCAGCACCGGCTATACGGTCTCGAACACCTTCTTCGACACTATCAGCTTCAAAAAATTCCGGATGCTTTTGAGCATAGTCGCGCATGAGTATGCCAGCACGAGCATTGGCTTCATTTTCCCATTTGCTGCCAGTAGCGCCAGCGTCATCAGGAACATCATCCACTTCATGTTGCCGTGCGTGGGTCAGTTCGTGTGCCACTGTGCGCAATATGTCCATAACATGACGATCGGCCAGGCTTACTTCAAGCAAGTTTTCTTCAGCGTTGTATCGTCCAAATGTTTTATTGCGTGCCGACCACTGCGGATCACGTTTAAACTTGACTTGTGGATTGTGTTTAATACCCAACTGTTCAACACAGTAGTTGATAAACGACGATACTATTTCACTGGTTGATGGCCGCGGCTTTTCATTTAAGAATGTTTGTGTTGATGGACTAACGCCGTCCCATGTTGAACCAGCATCTTCGTTCTTAAATCCATACTTGACATAAGGTTTGACCTGTTCACGCTCTTTAAGACTAAGCTCACGATCACGAGCAGCATTGCGAGCATCAACCAATCGCTTGATAGCACCTTGATTGCGAAGCATTTTGAATGACAAATTTTCGGGACCAAACTCGCCATGCTTGTCCAATCCAGTTTGGCGCATGTTTTTGATACGCTGCATCAGCGCAGCCATCTTTTCATAATCACCAGACTCCACAGCACTATCAATGCGTGCCGACAAGTCTTCATATTTGCTACGAGTAGAAATGTCATCTACACCCACATCACGACGCTTGGGTACTTCGATCCATTCGTCATTTAATACGCTATAAATTCCTTGGCTAATGTGCTTTTTGTTAGCGTTTTGTACATACAGTTCCACTTGCGAGCCACCAATGGTGATGTCATGCTGCTCGTTATACTGAAACTTTTTAGCATCAAACAACTCGCGATAAACTTCGCTGGTATCAGCTTGGGGTAAATCCACTACTAAATGTAAGTCAATGTCCGAGTGCGGTGTGTAAGTGTAAGCAGCATTAGATCCGCTGACGGTGATGTCTTTAAGTTCATAACCCGAAACGCCTAGAAATTCGCGAAAGTCGTCGGCTATTTCCAACAGGTGCTTTCGTACATCGGGCTTGAGCTGCTCGTCAGGCGTCCATAAACGAGGATTTAATCGTTGGTTAAATTTAACAGCGTCAGCAAGATTGTAGGAATCTAATTCAAGAATATTCATTGTTTTATATTTAGCGCAAAAGGAAAAGCCACTGTTAAAGTGGCTTTTGGAGTTAAACTGGTTTATTACTTCTTTTTCTTTTTGCTTTCAGCAATAACTTCAGATTTGGCTTCGGGAGGCACCATGCTGGCCACCGCTTCTGCTCGCTTTTTGTCAATTAGCGGAGCAAAGTCGTTCATTAGTGCTTCTTGTGATTCGTGAGCAAATGTGTATGTGCCAGTATGACGTAGCAGAACACGCTTGTCTACCCATATTTTGCCTCCAAGATCGCGCCAGTTTTCGCAGAATGTCCAGTCTTCAGAGTAGTACCGATTTTCCCGCACAGCAGTATCAAAGTAAGTTTTCATGTGCGGATTTAATTCTTCAGGCAGGCCAATGTCGTTAACAAACGGCTTGGTTGCGGGATGAGCATTTAGCTTTTCAAACACATCGCGTTTGATCAACATAAATCCAGTGCCAGTTTTGCTAACTTCTTCCAGTCCATCGGGACCAGTTTCGCCGTCGGGGATGCCGTTAACACACCACTTGATGGGCATGCTTTTCATAGGATACAATCCACCAATAACGTCCACTTGACGGTTGAGTAGCACTAAAATGTGCCAAGGCTCAAAGCCAATGTCAGCGTCAATAAACAATAAGTGTGTGCTGTCTTTGCTGGTTAAAAACTTGGCTACCAGCGTGTTACGAGCACGGCTGATCAAACTTTCATTTGTTAGCGTTTCCATGGTCCAATCAATGCCTAACTGGCGAGCAGTATTGCCCCATTTGATATAACTCATGAAAGTGGATTCAGTTAGCTGCCCCCCGTAGCAGGGCATGCAGATATGAACCTTTGTTGTCTTTAAGTAGTCAATGTTTACTTGAATTTGTCCAGTCACTGGCTTAGAAGGCAGCTCTGTTGTGGGTTTAGCGTCAGCCATAAAATCCTTAATGTTGGTTAGTAATATTTACTAACTTTATCTTCGGTTGTAATTTTTTTCGTCGATGTAATCGGGGCGGATGTGTGTAAAATCCAGGGTAACGGCATTAGCTTCTTGCTCTAATATCAACACACGCTCCATCCAGCCAACTGTTTTTTCTGCGCCGATTGAACGTGCTTCTTTGATGTATTTTTGTGCTTGTTCTACAATGCCTAATTTTTTGTCAAATATATCGCGTATGGCTGGATCAGGTTGGCCATACAAATCAGCAATCACTTGATTCTTGTCATGGTCATTGCCCTTGATATACATTTTGCGTATTTCGCTGGCTGAGTTGGCATCAACTCCATTTACTTTAAAGTTAACAGTAGGTGTAATAATAACATAACCATGTTTGGTCATTGGCTTGATGCTTCGTTTATTTTGTGGTAGCA